GTAGTGCAATATTAGTATTAATTATCTTTTTGCTTTGCAGTTGTGGCGCAAGAAAGGTAGATAAATCGCATATCGAAATACACGATACAGAAACTACTGAAGCAACGTTTAAAGACAGTTCAAAGACGGTTACTAAACTTGATAGTAACACCAAAATAGTTGATAGTAGCGTTATAGATGAGTTTGTGATATTGCCATTTGATAATACTAAAGAAATGGTAGTAAATGGAAAAACTTTTTTTAATACGGTTTTAAAGCGTTCAAATTCTAAAAACAATATAACTACCGACAAAACAATAAACGTTGCTAAAACAAGCCAAAACGATATAAAAACAGCTAACAAGACTAATAAAGTTAAAGTAGCAACAGTTGAAGTTAAACAATCGGATAAGAAACAATTCAACTTCTTATCGCTTTGGTGGTTGTATTTACTTTTACTATTGGCGGGTTATTTCATTTATAGAAAATATAAAGGATTAAGTCCGTTTTAATCTTCTAATAAAAAGTTAATTCTTTCTTCTGCTTCTTGTAAAGTGTTGTATCTTTCAATATCTTCAAACAGCCCGCCCTCAATACAATAAATCTCAAAAGTGTTAAATGTTGCTCGGCAAGGTGTTAATAGTGATATTTCGCCTTTGTCTGTTTTGTATCTGTTAGAATCGGAAAGAAGTCCATCTATTCCGGTATTTAAAATTGATTTTTCCATAATTTAAAATATATTAATTTAATCGCAGTTATTTATTTAGGCTATAGAAAGTTTAAAGGGTTTCCGTTGGTTTAGATTATTCAACTAAACATTTTATAATTGAATAATCAATATTTCCGTTTATATATTTTTCTGCTCTTTCTCTTGTTTTAAAACAACCATAAATAAGTAAACTATGTTTATTTTGTATAACATATACAAAAGATTTAGGGTATTTTTTTTGTTCCATAATAATAATTTTAGTTTAGCTCCCTATTGGGATAGTGAATTTAGTTTTTGTTTCTTTCTAGCAAATATCGGAAATAACATATTTGGTTTTATAGTTATCTTATTTGCGGGTTCTTTTTCTTCTTCAAGAATGTTATTGTACAAGGCACATTTAGAACTTTCAACTTGCATTGTAACCATTCCTTTAGGTGTTGAATTAATCACTTTGCCAATTCTGACATAGGTAAATCCATTTTGATTTCTTGAATAACCATATTGATTTCCAAAAATAATATCGTTGTTTAAAGCGTCTTTGTAATCCATAAGGTTTTATATTTGCTTCGGATATTCCGAAAGTTAGTTATTTGCGTTGTTTATATTCTAAAGTCCATCCAAAAAATCCTATTTCCCAACCAAACATTAGTTTTTGAAAATATATAGATTTTATAGCTTCTATCAACTTACTCATAATATTTTGTTTTACAAATTGTTTAAATGCGTTAATTGGTTTTCGAGGGATTGGAGTTCGATTGCGACATCAGTTGTTAGTTTATCATTGTTTGGTGTACCATAGTTCATAATTCCTATTTGTTATTTCGCCATAAGGCAGTTAATATTAGCGACAATACGCTGTTTTTAGTGTGATACTCGCTATAAAGTAGCGACAATTAGGTAGTTATAACCAATGCTAAAGAAGCACCGCATATTCATAACCAAAATTAGTGACACCATCAGTTACGACATATTTCCAATCAACTTCTAATTGTTCAAGTTCGCATACGGGCTTGTTGAATTTTTGGACAAGTGTTAAATCTGCAATTTGCTCACTTTCTTTTTCAAGTTCGTAAATAGGTAAGCAATGATGCCAGTTGTTTTCTCCAGCAGGTTCAGTAATGTAATCAACAAACCATTTGCCATTTGCTTTGATAAGTTTACCTTTTTTTGTTTCGGTTGCAATGTTTGACATAAATTCCATATTTGTATTTTTTTTAAGTTTTAAATTCGTGAAAAGCACTGGTTATAACAGCACATAAGCAAAAGCCCAAATCCTACCGCACAATGCCAACGCTATTTGTGCCTTCGCTTATCTGCAAACCGTTAATCATAACATTCAGCCAAACTAATCAACTCGCTTAACTTAATTCCTAAAGTATCGCAAATCCTAATTAACGTGTCTATACTCGGTGTTACTTTTCCAGTTTCAATTAAACTCATTTGGTTTTTACCGAGTTTAAATTTAGACTGGCTTAATTTAGCTTCCTTTCGGAGTTGTAATATTGCTTTTTGTAGGTTCATGGTGCATGATTTATCGTTCATTAATAAGTATTTTTAATGTTAGTGTATGATTTATAATTCATTATTTTTAAATAAATTCTCTACTTATTTCTTTTTCTGATAATAACATTTTGTCGTCAGGATAATTTGGATTAACATCATAGGTAAATTCAATTATCTTTGTGCCAACTTTTTTAAGTTTATAATCTTTAGTGCCAAATTTCATTCCTGCAATTATTGGAAAAGATTTCCTTTCTTTAATTGTAAACCCATATATTGTTTTCATAATGTTTAATTTTTTAGTTTATTATAAAATACTTTATCGTATTTTAGTTTCAACAAATCTACAACCTAATTATTTACCTTGCAATAGGGAATCGTTATTTATATTGGTTCTAAATAGGATTAGTTTTTATTAATTTTATACCAACGCTTTGTAAATCCCGAATAGTTTTCTTTAAATAATTTAAGGCTATAACTATTGTGTATTTTTGTGCTTTGAGCATAGGTTATATTGCAAATTCTAATATCGCAATTATTTACTATTTCGTAAACTGTTCTACGTGTAAAAAAAATCTCTTTTAAATAACATTCTCTGTTATCTAAAATCTGTTTTAGTTCTGTATATTTCATAATTCTAAATAATTAAGTTTGCTTTCGTAAATCGTAAACACTTCCTCATTTTCAAAGTCTAAATAAACATCCTTTTGAATAAGTTGCTCGATTAAATCTTTTATAATATTAATTTGATGAAATGAATAACCGAGTTTCTCGTTTGCATTTCCGTAAATCTTTGCAGGGCGTAATTCGTTTGCGTTTACAATTCTACGCACAAACCCGAAGTCTATATCGCAGAAGTTAGATATGTTTCTGATTGTGTAAATCATTAGAATAGTTTATTAAAGTTAATATTATAATTTTTAAATATATCTACACATTCTATAAAATCGTATTTATCAGGTTTTATATGAACTAAAAACAATCCTTTAATATCTTTATCAAACATTTGTTTATAGATGCTTAATTGCAAAGAATAATGATAAAAAGTACTATCAGGAATATCTTTAAAAATACCGTTTAAATATTTTTTATAATGGTTAACCTCTATTTTATCATTTGTTTTAAAGTCTAAAATATAATAGTTCTCGTTTTTGTCTTTGCAAATTAAATCGACTTGCCCAGCTAAATATTCATTATAAACTATGTATTCCGTATGAATAGGAATTAATCTGCCAGTAATAAAATAATCCTTTATAAACTGAATAGCGACTTTTGATTTAGAGTAAAAATCTGTAAAGTATTCAATATCTAAATCTACAAAATCAATTATTATTTCATCCGATGAAATTGCAAATCTACCCTCGATATACTCTTCAAAGATTTTATGTATTGCAGTTCCTATTTCGCAGGATTTTTTAGCTTTATCACTCCATAACTTTAAAATTTCCTTTTGCTCTTTGCCCTCTTTTAAAGCTATTCGTTTGGAATGATAATCGATATCAAATTTATTTTTAAATTGACTTATAAAGGTTGTTACTGAAATTAATTTCTTATTTCCTTTAGTATAAGTATGGCTTTCTGTATCAAAAGAAACCTTTTTATCGTTACTGTATTTCATCTGAATTATTATACATTTCAGCTTCCCACGCCTCGCTAAATTCTTTATCAGCAAATAACTCAACTAATCCACCAATTTGACAAAGTCGTAAAACCTCGTCTTTATCCATACCTAAATTTTTAGCTATCTTTTCATCGCTCCAATTACGTTTTTTTAAATCGATAACAATATCACTCATTGCCTCAATTTTATGTTTGCCTCTCGCTCGATTGTGGCGTATTGTAGAAGCAACTCTATCGTTGATTTTTGTTCTGTCCTCGTTTATTGTAACGACTGGCAAATATCCATGAACTCTTTTTTGTATTTCTTCACATTCTTTTCCAACTCTGTTTCTGTGGAATCCATCTATAACCTCTCTTGTTTCTCCATTTTCTTCAAGCATTGACACAATAGGTTGGGTATAACCATCGGCAGAAATTGAAAGCCTTAATAACTCCATTTCGGGCGGCGCAACACTATTCGGGTTATAATCGTTTGCGTGTACACTATCATTTTTAACCCACAAAACACAATCTACTGGCTCTGTTTTCATAGGACTTATTTCGTGCATAGCAATTTTAATGCTATTTAACGCTTCTACTTTACTGTCAATATCTAAAGTGTCAAGCTGTTTTACTAATTCAATAATTTGGTTTATCATAATTTAAAGTTATTTAGTTCTCTTTGTTCTTTTTTAAGTTTTAAATATTTATTGTAAGCATCTGTTTTGTGTTGTGTAAATCCTAATCCCTTGCACCAATAATCATTTCTTAATAATGATTTACAAATACGTCTCCAACTCGGAGCAAGTCTTTCACTTTCTAATACTGCTGGTGCTTGGTCGGGTATACCATCGTAATATCCTCTTTCTTCCCACCATTTTATAAAAGTATAAACCTTATTTTTATAGTGTTCAGCAGTAACTTCAGGAAGTGTTTTTAATATTAATTCAGAAAATGATTTCCAAGTGTGGTGCATTGGTTTTGTTATTTTACCATATCCGTTTATATTTCCAGTATCTTGAACATATAACGCCCCGCTATTTGCGCCCTCAACCCTTGCAACAACTTTTGCCCACGTTTCAGGCTCTATCAAATGGAATAAATACAAGCCTCTTCTTTGGTCGTCGCCATAAGGTTGGCAAATTCTTTGTAAATGTATTGACAACCCACTTTTTTGCATTAAATCATAAAGTTGATTGTGTCTTTTATGTTTGTTTTTACCGTGATAAATCCAAATATCTTCTGTTTTCCAATCGTAAATAGGATAAACATTAAATACATTGTCTGTTACTTTAGTAGTCCATTGTTTAGAGTTAAATGTAATCTTTGAAGTACTCGCAATAGTTCTAAATCTATTAAGACTTTCATCGGCTCGAATACCAACTAAACAAGCGCAAGTTTTACCCTCTGAATACCATTCTCCAAATTCAGGCACAAACTCTTCAAACTCCATTCCGTCACGGAAAAAAGGAAAATAACTTTCATCTGAAATAGATTGCTTTGGTAGCTCTCTAATCCAATCCTGTTTAACTTCTTTATCCCAACACTTCCAAAATGGCTTAAATACCGATACTGCATTTCTTAAATGAATAGGTAAACAAATCCAATATAAATCTATATTTTCTTTGTACATTTCTATACACTCAGTCATGTGGTCGATAGTTAGTTTATATTGCCCCTCTAAATCAACTATTAAAACTCCGATTTTTCTATTTCTTTTAATAGCTTCATCCATTACAATATGTAGCATTACAGTACTATCCTTGCCAGCAGAAAAAGAAACATAAATCTTTTCGAAATTATCAAAAGTATATTGTACACGCTCTAAAGTAGCATCGTAAACACTTTTATTTAAATAAGTTTTAGGCATAATTGTTTAGTATTTTGGTTTAACTCCCACTCTTTTATTAAATTTTCTGCTATTTCACAATCTATAATTTTATTTTTATCATCTACTAATCTCCAATTTTCCATAGTTATTTGGTAAGGCACTTTAGCATAAATACAACAAGCCGATTGACCTAACCACGCAACACGATTTAAAGCTAAATTTGATAGATTATGTTCGCAAGAGTAAATCCATTCATTTAAAACTCGCTTCATATAGATTTCAGTTTCTTTAGGATTATTAAAAAGTTCAAGTACTTTTAATCCTAATTCTATTTTTTCAACTCCTGATTTATTTTTAAAGAAGCCGTTTTTAAAACACTCCCAATATTCGTATCTGTGATAAATTCTTTCCATAATTCAAATATAGTTATTATTTAAATCCCTTTTACAAGGTATGTTAATTTATAATCATTCTAATTTAGTTGATGAACATAATAGTTATAGTCTTTGTGCTTAACTAAATTAACCCATTGTTCATAGGTAATTTGTTTCTCGAAGCATTCGCCAGTTACTTTACTATACGCTTTCAGAATTAAAGGCGTGTTTAACGGTAAAATAGGCACGTTCTTTTGTTCAACTTTCTTTGCCATAACTTTCAATATTAAATTTAATAAACTCGTTCCCTTTGGTTGCAATAGTCTTAATCACATTTAACTCGTAAACATCCCTATCGTTTATACTATATTTCTTTTGCAGAATATCTAAAAACGGTTTTAAAGGATTGTCAATGTCAGCTAAAGTGCTACTAAAAGCAAACTCGATTGTAATTTTATAAGGTGCATCGCAAATGTTAATTTTTGGTAACATCAATAAAACATCATTTTCGTATTGCTTATATTCTTTGGTCTTAAATCTTTTACCCTGCCAACACTCATTTACTGATAATGGTTTTATATTTATTTTTCTCATTTAAAAAGGCGGTTTTTCGTTATTATCTTCCCAAGGCATATCACTATCAAAAACAGTTTTTACATCTTCTAAAGGTATCATTGGAAACGGACTGCTTTCTACTTCTAAAGGCTCTTTTACTTTGTCTAATAAATTTCTATCTTGTACATTACTCCCTCGATAATAATAACGTCCTGATGGCTTATGATAGTCAAATTCTACTGCTCCTCCAATATCTCCCTGAAAACTGTATTTAGTTTTTAAGTTAGTGAAAGTTGTAAATGTTTCATCTCCAAAATTACGGTAAATTGAATAACCATCGTGAGCCTGATTTCTAAAGTCTGCACTCCCTGAAACATCGTATAAAGTTGGTTTCTCATAAACTCCGTTTTCTTTTTTCATTTTAGTAGGGTGTGCAACTACTATAATTAAAACGTTATTTTGTTGAGCAAACATTGTTAATCGTGAAAGTACCTTTGTAATATTTTCTCTTTCGCTTCTGTTTCCAGTAAACTCAACTTTATTCCAAGCATCAATAACAAAAATATTAATCCCAAATGAATAAATTTGCTCTTTAAACTTTTCAAAAATCCAATCCCAAGTAGCAAACTCGCCATTTTCAGGACTTGTTAAATATAATTTTTGCTTCGCCCAATCGTGAAACTGCATAACTTCTAATTTGCTACATCGTGGCGTTCCGTCAATATCATAAAAGTAATTTTTACCAATAGCCTTTTGCACAAAAGTACTCATATGTAATTCCATTGGTTGGTGTTCAGGACTAAAAAAACTTGCCTTAATATCGTTTTCTAAAAGATAATTTAAAACTAACCATTCCGTAAAGTTTGATTTTCCGTGTGATGGTATTCCGGTACTGATACATAAGTGTCCGTACATCAACTTAAATATATCGTTAAAGTTGCCGAATGATTTATTTTTAACTGTTATACAACTCGGCAGACCGTTATTGTGTAACTCAATCATTTTATCGATTAAGTCGGTAGTTGAGAAAGTTCCCGAAACTGGATATTTCTTTTTATTATTTATTGACTTTTCAAGTACGCCATTTATTAAATCATCGTTAGCATCTTTACTTTCAAATATTACCCTTTCACATCTATAACGTCCTAAACGTTGCGCTATCTTTTCGGCAACTACATTTCCGCTTGTATCATTGTCGGTACAAATGTAAAACTTCTTAATATCGGTTAAATATGGCTCTGAATTAATCCAATAATTGTCATTGTCGTTTGCTCCTGATGGTAAAGAAACTACATTTTTAATTCCTATTTCGTAAAGTGCTAATACATCAAATTCGCCCTCAACTATGTAAGCCTCGTTTTCTCCGATAATTGAATTTATGTTATACAAAATTGGCTTACCGTTTTTACTTTGGGTAAACTTTTTATCACCTGAACGATATTTTTTATTTACAACCGTGTCGCCCTCAAAGAAATTAAACACAATATTATTAACCTCTTTTTGTAATTGAGGTTGATATTGTTTTTCTTCAGTAACGTTAAATTGTTTTAAAGTATATTGGTTAATTTTACGTGCTTCACAATATTTAACCATCCCATCCGAAAGCGTTGTATAATTTTGCCAAGTTTGTTCAGGCAGAGTATAGTTGTTTTGTACTATTGATTTTTGAATACTATCACGAAAGAATAAAGCATCACAACCAGTATTAAAACACTTAGCTATACCATTGTTAAAATTAACGTAAAGACTTCTGTCAGCTTTATTCTTACGAGTATCAGTACAAGCTGGACACTTCAATTTTTGAGTTCCAGTATTTTTATTGCTTTGGATTAAATCCCAATTTTGTATATTACTCATTATGCGGGGCTATCAAAATACGGTTTAACTTTTGTGTTTTCTTGCTTATTTAACCAACTAACAAAGTGACTTGCAAATTCTGTTTTATTAGTTTTAATATCAAACTTCAATTCTAATTCTTTAGCAA